GAGCCTACTAAGATTACCCACTCATACTCATCAGTATCAATTTCAATATCACAGTCTCTTTTCAAGACCTTTTTAATGCTAGGATCTGAACATAACTGAAACTGATCAAACTCGAAAGCTCCATCGAACTCTCGAGCAAAATTTGTTCTTGAAGGTTTCGTCTCTATTAAGGCGACGTTAGCCATATAATCTCTCCTTTAACTTTTGAACTTGAGATTGTATAAGTGCTCCAGGGTCTGTATTTTCTAGATATACATTTCTGGAAGTGAGATCAACTTTCTCGCACATATCTTTAACATTTTCTGCTGCTTTCTTTCCTGCTTCGTCTCCGTCAAAGAATATATCAATATTAGTGACACCTTGTAGACTTAGCAAAGCTAGCTTCTCTTCGTTTATATTATTTGTACCAAAACAACAAACTGCATTGCGCAGTCCTTTATCATGCAGATTTACTGCATCAAAGATCCCCTCTACCAAAATAACACTACTTTTAATAGGAGAGACTGTAGGAAACAGGGGAAGTTTTACTCCGCGTGGAGTAATCATATACTTCGGCGTGCCTCCAGACATATGTCGTCCATTAAAAGCTACTACTCTACCCCCTATGTCTCGTATTGGAAATACAAGACGTCCAACATGGTCTTTATCATGGTGGGTAAATGCTTGAAAAGTTTTATAGGTATCAGCACTAATTTTTCTCCAGTTGCCTTCATAAGGCATATAACCTTTAGGAAATGAAAGTCCTGCACCCTCCGACATTTTCTGTCGTATTTTTTTCTTTAAATTTTCTCTACGAAGTTGTAGCTGATTCGCTTTTTCCCCGTAGAAATTAAAAAGATTACCTTTAAATCCGCACGCAAAACAATTAAATATACCAGTAATCTGGTCTATTCTCATACTAGGATTATTGTCATCATGCTCTGGATTAAGACACTGTACTAAGTAGTCTTTCCCCTTTGCATAATAAGGAATTTTTTTATCAAGTAATAAATCTTCTACATTCATTAGCAGTCCGAGTCATAACTTTGCCATTCATCATATTCAGTCGGCTCATCGTAGTCACAATCATTACCATTACAATACCACGGCCCGCTATCTGGTTCACTGTACCACCAGTCCTCTTCTAAGGCTTCGGGGCATCGTACAGGATCTCCGTTACTATACCCATCTCCAATTAAATACTCGCCACAATTTGGACATACTTCTGGAGTTTTATGGTACCAGAGTGCATCGTGCATTATCTTCTCATCCTCGCAATATCTTTCATTTGTTGTTCGTCTATGATTGGAACTGCATTTGATTTGTGCATGGTTCCGATACCTTTAACAAGGGTTCCCGTGTAACGTGGCGGTTCCACTCGAGCGGCAACTCCAGCTGTACTGGCGCAGCTTGGGTAGTTGGGTGTTTCTCGTCTGTAAGACTGTGCAGGTTTTTCGGATATTGCTGAAAAGCTTTTCTTAACACGTCGAACAGTTTTTGTGCTCTTTCTACGTCCAGATGTGGTGTGTCGAATAGATCCATATATCATTCCCATAAATAAAAAACTCCCGCGATCGAAGTATATATTATACTACAAATCAACGGGAGTGTCAAGAAATATTTTTATATGTCCTGGATTTCTTCTCCGGTTTTATGAGAGGCATCCTCTCGTTGGTCCGGAGTTAGAGCAGTCTCAGGGCCCATCTTTAAAGTTTCCCAATCCATAGTTGAGGTAAAATCGATGGGCTCATTATTTCTTATTTTCACACACTTGAAAGTTACACAACTATCTTCGTGCTGCCAAGGCTCAAGAGCGAAAGCAGCGTCTGCCGCATCTAGTATACCTTTTGCAAATCTAGCTTCTCCCGTAGCATCAGTTTGATACGGAGAAAAGAAAGGTATTTTATATTCTTGTGCCATGGACTTAAGAGCTTTACTTACTTCTATTTGTTCAGTCCAATCATACTGGCCACTTCTGCTTGGAAGATTAGATCTCTTTACTTGATTAATATAATCAACAATGACTACACCAATATCCATAGAAGATTTTACTTTCATTTCAACTTCTGTTCTTATCTTTCCCAACGTAAGAGAAGGATCATAAATAACATCTAATTGTGTTTCGGGATTAAGTTCACAAGTAGTAGTAAGTTTTTTATGAAAGTCATCGAATTTACGATGATCCTTATACTCTGAAAGAAGTTCTTGTCCTCTTTGAAAGCGGCCAGCCCACCATTCTGCAACACGTTCCCATTCGGTTACATTGAGATTTTTAGACCGTAAGCGCCCTTGCGGCACTTCTGTAGCAATAGAGCAAAGTCTTTGAAGAATGGACCTGGAGTCCATTTCGATAGTAAAGTACAATGCAGACTTACCATCTTGGTATACAGAGTTTGCAATATTTGCACAGGTAAGGGATTTCCCTGCGCCTCGTCGACCACCTACAAGAATCAAATCCTTCGGGGAGAATTGAATCTGATTGTCGTACTGTGTATTCAAACCGAGACGCAGGTACTTTCCAAGCTCTTCTTCATCCTCAAATAGAGAAATACGTTGCATACTCTCTTGAGGCTCTTCGAGTTCTACTTTTTCTTCTACTCGAAGAATAATGTCGTGTAGATGCTGGACACTTTCTTCCGCATCTTCGAAAGAGATTGAATTCTCTACATAATCATCTAACTCTGTTAGAATTTCACGCTGAGTAAACTCATTCTTTAAGTACTGTAATAGTATGTAAGGATCAGTATCAACCTCTAATGTTTCGATCGCATATATTTTATCAAGAGTAGAAGTATCTCGCGTGGATAGCTTTAGCTCTTCAACAGAGGGAAGTTTATGATATGACTCACAGTGCTTATCAATAACGGAGAATATAGTGTGGTACTCTTTTGGCAAGTAGTGCTTACGCACATAACTCCAGGTTTCAAAATCCTGAAGCATAAGAACTTGCTTGATGAGCGCACTAGCGACGTTCAATTATATCTCCCCAACGAACACGAAAAAACAACCGCAACGACCCCGCTGCGGTTGCTACATTACCTAAAGGTAATTACTCTGCTGCTTTAGCGGCCTTAGCGGCGCCATCGTAGTCAGCGGCAGCCAAACCACGGCGAGTCAGCATAGTCTTAACACCGCGTGCAGTCTTGCCAATAGCTTCTGCGATTTGCTCAACAGTCATAGAAGCAATGTCGGCGATGTCTTCAAAAGGATCTGCTTTTGCAGTACCCTTAGTAGTCTCTTGACGAGGAATAGCATTAATGTCGCCAGATCGAAGCAGGCTAAGAGCCTTGCCGCGAACAGAGTTTACTGAACGGCCAAGAGCTTCTGCAATAGCTTCCACAAATGCGCCATCATTTACCATGCTGATAAATGTAGCTTCTTCGTCGGCTGAGTAAGTCTTAACAGACTCAACCTTAGGTGCGGGCTTAACATGGTCTGTCAGCTCCATAGAAAGGATTTTACCCTGCAACTGCTTTGCAGAGAAGGCTCCATTTTCGAAATGGTCAGCAATCTGAGCATAAGTATACTCGCCGCTGTTGCTTTCGAGGAAAGAAACAAGAGTTGCCTCTTGAGACTCAGAGAAAGACTTAGAAGCTCGGGCGGATGCCAGCTCTACTTCAAAGCCCATCTTTCGCAGCTTTGAAGAAACAGAACGAGTAGAAGTCTCCAGACGATCTGCCGCTTCAGCTACAGTTTCTTGAGATACTGGCGACTCGCTTCCAACAAAAGAAGTAAGTTCAGCAGTACGCTCATCAGTCCACTTAGGAAGTGCCATATTTTTTCTCCAAATAGGATTTTAAATCCGTGATTATTTCGATACCAGAGTCTCTGGCTTGTTTAGTTTTTGCCGATTCAATACCACTTTCATTTACGAGAATCGTTACATCTTTTGTTAGACTTGACTTTACTATATAGCCAAGACCTATAAGTGCAGAGCCTGCCTCAGCCTTAGTCTTAAAACTCTTAAGCTTTCCGGTTATGCAGACAACCCCTCTATCCATGAACGTCGGCAATACGCCCGGGGGGCTAAACTTCATGTCAAATGGAAGGCAACCGTCGTAGAAACAATAAAATTCTGAGTCTAGCCAGTCGCATAGATTCTCGGTTGCTTTTGGGCCTAATCCGGCACGCTTACAAGTGTCTGGTGTAATTTCAGTAATAGATTGCACAGTCTCAGACAGCTTCTTTGTTGCCGTTTTTCCGATCAAAGGAATACCAAAAGCGGGTAGTACCATATCGAGAGGAGCTGAAGCAGAGTTTTGAATCTCTACATATAGTTTTTTACCGAGCTTTTCACCCAGTCTTTCACAGAGCAAAGTCTCATCATAGAGGTAAATCTGGTCAAAATCATCTATCTCTAGCCTCTCAATAGTGGCGGGGCCGAGGCCCTTAATCTTCAGAGTTTTTGCAAAATGTTCAATCTTTTTAGCTTTCTGTGCCTCGCAACTGTTATTGTAACAGTATAGAATATCGCGGACAAAAGAAAGCTCACCACTACAAGACGGACATTCCGTTGGCGGTACGATTTCTCTGAACATTTAGACTACTCCGAAAATGTAAAATATATTATACGAAAAACTGAGATAAAAGTCAAGAACTATTTTTTGGAAGGTCTACCCTGCGAACGATTCGCGGAATAATATCTCCACTCCGAATAACCTCTACGGTACAGCCTATCTCTAGCTCCAAGCTGCGAATGTACTCAATGTTGTGTAGAGTTGCCCTGCTCACAATGGCACCTTCCACTTCGACCGGACTAAGTATAGCAACTGGACTGACTACGCCCGACTTGCCAACTTGCCACACAACATCGAGTAATTCTGTATGTACACCCTCCTTCTGCTCTTTAAGAGCAAAAGCGCCACGAGGGTGATGAGCTGTATGTCCCATTTTTTTAAAGGATTTTTGACTGTTAAGACGGTACACCCAGCCATCCGTAGGATAATCTGTATGATCGAAGGTCGTAACAACATTAAATCCTTCATGGGCCAATGCCTTCATAATTTCAGTATAGCTTGAGTAGTCATTTTCAAACTGTATGTCGTAAGCAACAAAGACTAAATCCCGGGCTCTTGCCCGAAATTCATGAATATCTTTGAGATTTAGCGACCCTGAAGCTACATTTCGTGCATTGGGGACAGACGAGGGTAAAACTACTTCACCAGTAATTTGTACTTCTCCCCTCAAGGGGATACTGAGCGGAACCAGCTCTTCTAGTTTTATGGTAATATCTCGGCCAAGATTACCGTCGCCTCGTGTCAATCCGAGTGCAAAGTGTCCATTTACATAAAGTAAAGACACAGCAGCACCGTCCAACTTTGGAGTACAAATGTACTTTGAGATGGGCGTAGGAATATCATCTAAACTAAAAACTTTTTGAAGGGAGTACATACGATACATATGAGGAGTTCCATCAGTTACCTGATATCCTACTTGATCGTAGTTGTACTTTTTTACAAGTGCATCAAACTCTTCATCCGAAATGATCGGAGTACCTGAGTAATAGCAAGCACTTGCTTTTTCAATAAAATCTTTCATTTAATATCCTCACTCAGAACATACATTATACTAGAATGAGAAATAAAAGTCAAGAATTATTTTGTGTACACTGTATTTAAAAGTTCTGAAAAATGTTCTTGAATAATTTCTTTGCTTTCGGCCAACGATAAGATTTCTACTAATCCGCAAAATAACTCCCGAGAATTATCAAAGTCTAAAGGAAAGGCTATTCCGTCTGGAGTGGGGCACCACTCTTCGTCGAAACTCAAAAAATATTTTCTCAAGTGCAAGTATTCTACTCCACGAAAAGTACTAATTGTTAGTCTTACTTGGAGTTCTCGTTCTTTGTCATAGTGTATTACTCTTTCATACATTTCAGGAGAGGCATATAGTTCCATAACTACCTCTCGTTCTTAAGTATAGAAGCAAGAGGTACTACACTCGTTACATTATTAGGTTTTAATAAGCGATACGAGTCCGTATCCCAACAAAACGTGAGTAGCGTATTTGAGGATTCTTTAGCTCTATTCTTTTTATTTTGAATGTATGGTGTAGAAAAATCTAAAGTACAAACATTATATTTTAACTTATTTGATTTTTCACTACGATACGTAATAATGGCATCGCCATAGTCACGTATTAAATTTGCTAATTCTTCCTTTTTCATTATTACTCCTTTTGGTAGGTTAGCAAAATTTTTTGCTGTCCAAACTTTAGGGTATAATAATGAAATACAAGAAACCCCCGAAACAAAAGTTTCGGAGGCTACTTTAGTAGGTGGGTTAGCTTGCTGAGTTTACACCATTCAATACTGTAGTAAAGTATTGTGCAGCTTTACCTGTCAACTTGCTAATGATTTCTTCATCAACGGATTGACCGGAGTCATTAATAGCTGCAATGAGAGCCTCTTGAGCTGCAGCTTTAGATACACGCCCGCCACTACCACCACTCGAGGCTGTGCCTTTCGCTCCACCAGAAGCGGGGGCTTTCTTTACATATACACCGGCTTTAGTGAGAATCATTCGAACACCGTTTGGTGATTCTTCTAGTTCATCTGCGATGTCTTTTACAATTTCCATTGACGTTTCGGGAGTAGGATCAGCTGCTTCATACATAGATACAGCTTGTGCCTTCTTGTCATCGTCCCATGCCATTTTACGTTTCCTTCTAAGTTGTGTAAGTTTTGCGCCAGGACACGATCCTGTCGCGGCCAGTTGTGATAAATAAAATCGGTCGCCCATTGGTTTCCTCATCTTCAATACACATATTATACTTCTATTGAAGATGAAAGTCAAGAAGTATTTTTAGATACGTGATAAATCTACTCCGTATTCTTTAAGGTGGGATAGCTTGCCTAGATCATATGCCAACTGAGTAGCCGTAAAACCACCTCCAGTAGCAGTAGTCCAACGCTCACTGTAATCGTCGTCAACTTTCTGAATTACCCAAATATTGTATGCTTTACTACCATACTTCTTTTCATAGTTTACATCTTTACACCCTGGCAGTTCGGCTTGATAATCTACTGAGAGTTCTTGTTTAATTATAGCAGGGCCGTGGTATTTAGCCGACCAGACTATTTCGCCTTTTTCGAACGATTCGGCCATACATTCGTCTGGAAGAAGATCGTACCGTCCTTCTTCTTTTTGAGGTACACCCACCCTTTCGATGATGCTTTTAATAAATCCGGGTGAACGATAAAGTCCTCCTGCGATTTCTGAGATGGGGTCGCCGGATAAGAATCTAGTAACCGTATCTGCCACTTCTTCTCTTGTAGCGGCTTTTCCTCTATTTTGTGCCTTTCTTTTTTGACGATACGCTTTCGTCTCCAAAAAGTCATCTATGATTCTCTGAAGCCGTGTTGTATTGTATGCTATATTCAGGATACTGCAGGCTTCCTTCTTGGAGATAGGGGAACTCCCATTCAAGAGATCTATTACTTTCTGTATATTCGTATCGGACAAGTTCTCGAACTCTTTCTTCTTGATTTTTCTCAATTTTTGCTATCTCCCTATTTATATACCATACTGCTTTGCTTAAATCTTCTACTGGATCTTGACTTTTTACTCCCGCTCTCCAAATATATTTTATAGCATTTCCTAAACAAAAATTCATATGCTCTGTAATTTGAATGCACTCCACCCCGCTAGCATGAGCACGGTAGTGTGGCGGATAGTTTACACTATCTACCATTGATTATGTCTCCTATTTGTGGCTTGCGTTAAGTATGCTATATACTGTTCTGCTTGTGTTTTAGTAGGAAATTTTCCCACTGTTTCAAACTTTTTATCTTTTTCTGAAACTACTACTCTCCAAAAACTATTGTTTGGCCCATAGTGTGCTTCAATTACTGTGTAGTTTCTTACCCCTCTTTCTCCAAGTCCCACACGCACCTCCTCTTTTCTATTGGGGTTACTTTATTTCGCTGGACCCATAAGTGCCCATTTTTTTCTGCGTCTTGAAATGTGAGTGCAGTAATAAAAAATGCACTAATTACCAGTAAATGTCCTCCGACACTACCGATACCAAAATAAATACTGTATCCCGCCCAAAGTGTAAATACTACAGTCCAC